TATTCACAAATTCTGTTTTGATTTTATGAATAGCCGTAGTTTTATCAGAATAGTTATCATCAAAAGCTTCTTTTATAATGGCAACTACTTTATCCCATTTATCTTTGATGATGACTTCGGCTTTAGACACATCTTCCTTATAGTTCTCGCGTAAATATTTGGCAAATTCTAACATATTATTATCTCCTTTATGAAATTATTCTTTTTTATCATTATCTAAACCGTTTTCAAAACTTTCCAGATCATCATCTTCTATATTATAAAAACGATCATTAAAGTCTAATTCTGCTAATTCTTCATCTTCTTTATTATTAAACCCATAATAATCAACAAAATCATCAAATCCTTCTAAATCGTTTTCATCACATTCAAAATTTTTATCAGTAATCATAAATTCCCCTTAATATTTATATTTTATTAGTCAAACTTCTAAAATTAAATTTATGACTTATAGTCCATTCGCTCTTTTGAGTATGAGGCAATACAAATATAAACTTATTATAAGGTTGAATACTTTCTTCTTTTACGTCTATTAATCCCCAGTTTCTTAAACAATAAGCTATCGCATTTCTTCTTAGATAGTCATCGTCGCACATTGCATTATAAGCTGATTCTCTGGTTAATAGAAACATCTGCTTAAAATGAACTAAATATTTTTTATCATTTTCAGTATATAAATAACAACTTGGATATAATATTCTTCGCTTTTTATTGGCGATTCCTATCCGATTACATGTTTCCGATATAACTTTATCATCTACAAGAACTTCTATTTCCAATAAATTTTCAACATTCATAATTAATCTCCTTTAAACTTCAATATTAATCTTTTCATAAAAAATTTCAGAATAGCTAAAATTACAAGTAAAAGTAACTTCTTCACTTGTTCCCATTTCTAATGGCAAAGATCCTACACTTAATAGAAAACATTCTGTCATTTTCCAATAAGCTATATCTCTTTTCTGATTATCTAATATATTTATAGTAATTGCTTTGATTGTGTATTTTCTGAAATAATCTTCTTTACGCTCGAAATCTTCTACATCTCCGTACTTCATCCCTCTCATCCACTCAAACAAGTATATATAATTTAACATATCCTCAGATAACTTAAATTCTATTTGTACTTGAGATAATTCTTCATTAGGTTTTGAAAGAGGATGTCTAATTCTAAATCCCATAATATCTGAATAAATTTCACCCATATTATAATCAGGAAAAGTAATACTCTTCACAAAATTATCATATATCCGCATATCTCTAATAGATTGAATACTTGGCAAGTTAGAAAAGCTAACTTGCCACTTATCCGAATGAAACAAATTCGGGTACATATTATTATCAGCCATTAATTATCTCCGCAATTTGCTCATCAGTTTCCTTAAACATAGGTCTCAAAGCTCTCATCTGAACCCTATTTAATTGAGGAAATGACTTAAAAGGAGCTTGAACAATATCTACTTCAATTTCTTCAGTCAAAATTTCATTATAAAGTTTAACTTCTTCGGTTCGATCAGCAATTGCTTTCTCGTAAACCTTAGTTAACTCAATAATTTCATCTTGACATTTTTTCTCATCTTCTTGAGTTGAGAAACTACTATTTGTTCCTGGAACGACGTATTTTTTAATAATATCGTTTCTTTTCGATTCAAATTCATTAAACTCAGGAATAGAAGACTTTCTGGCTTTAATTAATGATTCTGTTTCACCAATTAAATTATTTAAGTTTCTATCCATTGCAAATGAAAATCTATTATCATAAACTACATCGTCCTTAAAATCCCTCTTCAAAATAATAAACATTTCAAAAATAGATTCTCTTGTTAAACTTCTTCTCATAACTAACCTCCTATTAAATTAAATACTAAACGTTAATAACATTTCTGTTGGATATATTGATCCTGAAATTGCCCTATCTGTCGGTAATGCTTTTGGATGTGCATAAAAAGATAACATATCCAAAACTCCATCATAATGTACTGTAAATAACTTATAATAATATAAATTATTTAATTGTGATTGATACCATACTATAAAATTTTGTCCTCCTGGTAAATAAGTCGCATTGATTGATCCATTTGAAGATCCTTTTATTTGTAAACTATTTATTACACTACTTAAATCAACAATTGATGTCGTAATAGATCCCAAATTATTTACATTTATATTTTTACCAAAGCAATTTTTTATTTGAAATAAATTTTCATGATATCCTACAGTTCTAGCAGGTAAAGATCCTGTCAATTTTAAATTTAATAATAAAGTTTTACCCATAATACAATATTGTGATTGAATAGTTGGATAATATGCCGGATCTATACTTACAATATTTGTAGATATAATATTTGTTAAAGTACTCCAACTACCTAAACTCGTTGTTATATTACCTACTTGCGTCTGTAAATTAGGAGTTGTTAAAGTATTTACTTGAATATTTGTTGTATCTACTAAATCGAAATAACCATTCGTTATTCTTTGACTACTATTTCCTATATTTGATATGGTACTAAATATTCCGTTAGTATAATATTTATCATATACAGAACTTCCTGGTAATAATGAAATAATTGCAGTTTTTTGTGACGAAGTATAAATATATGAACTAAAATAAAATCCCATTAAATATGAATAAATAGATCCTGTTGATAATGTTGAAATTTGAGTTGCACCCCAATCAAAATCCATTGAATGTCCGTATATTTTTTTATATTTTAAAGCATCTGTTCCGATATCATCTAAATTATCTAATTTAGGAATAATATCCCCAGTTGTAATTATATTTTTAGCTACTAAAAATAATTTCGATTCAGTTGTAGTTAATAAAGCACAAAAGTCCCATGTTGCGTTAGTTATATATCGATTTATAGTATCCCAATTAGTACATAATATTTCTTCTGATAAACCAGCTCCAATAAAGAAATAAGGCTCTCTAGTCATTATCATAGCATTATAATGATTATAAGTTACCTGATTATACAAATAACTATTTCTTTTAGTTGATATTTCGATTGGAGCAGTCAATTTTAAACCGCCTCTACCAGCAAATAATAATTTAGCTTCGTTACTTGTATTTGTAACAAAATCTAAATCTGTTACAAATTCATGTAAAAGATTTTTATGAGTTAATCCGGTTTGTCCGTTTATTGAAGTATAAGTTCCTTGTTCATTTACTCCAGCTACTATTACAATATCAGAAGCTTTATATTCAGTATATGGATAAGCATAAGTACAAAATGTTGTATAAATTAATAATTCGTCCGCATTTCTGATTAAATCTCCGCCTTTAAAACTTCCGTACAAATCAGCGCCTGAAGTAATTGAAATAGAAGCGTCTAAAACTCTTATAGCATATTCTGATCTTGTTGGCCATTCTAATAGTCCGTTAGGAGATCCTAATAATATTTTTCCATTATTAATACTAACGGCAGTGCCATAATCATGTTCAACGTTTAAAGGAATCTTCAAAGGTAATGTTTCTTTTATCCAAGCTGATCTAAAATGCGATGCGCTCGTACCGAGATTCCAAGTCATATCTAATTTAGGTAATAATGCAACAGAATCAGTACTAAATAAAGTAGGCCCTGTAAGTAACAAATCAGATCCTTGTGAACCATGCGGTATATCCCATGCGGTTGATGAAACTTCAAACGAAACCCAATGATTGTTATCATGATCTAATCTTAATTGAGGAATAGTTAAATCAATTGCACCTGAAGTATCTCTAGTTCTTCTAACATGCAAAGCAGATTCCATTTCATAAACATTATTATCATATTGTCCAATACCGACTTTATTAGGAAAATAAAGTCCTCCTGGTGAATGACTCCAATAATCCGCAGATGATGAAAAGAAAACTTCATCCCATGTAGAACTAACTGAATGTAAATCTATTTGAAGGTCTAATATAATATTGTCAAAACCGTCTTGAGATAATCCTGCTTTAACAATGGGTTCGTTTAAATAAGCTTCACCAAAAAATTCAATATTGGAATTCGGAACTCCGTTTACATATTGAATGGCATAAAGGGCTATTTTATTAAATTTAAATCTTCCAACATCTTTAGAAATCAAGCATTTAAAAGTTCCTCTTAATCTACCTTCTTCAGCTGAATCATAAATTGGATAATAATCAACTACAGGAAAATAATCTATTGAAGTGGAAGTAGGCATACTATTGTTACCAGTAACCCTAGTTAATCCTGTCATTGTCCAATTCGTAAGATTTCCGGCTGTTGTTTTTTCTAAATCGGTACCGCTAACATGATTTGAGAGTGGAATTCCGTTATATAAATTTATTGGTTCGGAGTCATCTTGAAAAGTATTAGTAACATCGTTTCCTACTATAGTTCCTGCTGATATAAGAAATGAATCTGATTCTGATATATTATAAGGAGTTCCGCTTACGTTCCATATAATTTCACCAATAGGATCAGTTAATGATTCATCCGCAATTTCAGCAAAAGCCGAAGTTAATCCACTTGATCTTACATTTCCGTCAATACGATTATCATAAACGGGAACAAAATAAGCTATACTAATTAAAGCGCCATCATCGTGCGCGTTCATTACAAAATCTAAACCTTGTTCGGTTATCATTACATTTGCCATTTATAGTTCCCCTTTAAATAAATCTCTTATCTACAATTTATTTATAGATTATGAAGGATATGCAGGTGGTGTTCCACTCCAAGCATTAGTCCATCCGTCAGATTTAATTTGAATATATCTTGTAAATCTCATAAAAGCTACTATTTTCATTTCGAAAGTTCTTTTTAAATACGCTGATAACTTTCTAAAAACAGTATTTACAGGTCTTATCGACTCAATTGCTCTTATTATTTTCTGTCTTCTTGCCATATCGAATGATATATCAGTACTATCGTCTATTCTAATTAAAATAGTAAAATGCGGAGTCGGAAACCATGTTTCAGGTATTTCAGTAATATCATGGTTAGCGTTTAATCTCCACAAACCACCTTCAGCTACTGGTAAATAATTATTTGAATAATATTCTACTATATCTCCTATCAAACCAAACGAATATAACATTACTTTAATAGCATTATTAGTAGATTTTATTTTATACCAGTTAGGTAAATTACTTATCATCAACCTTAAATATTTTTCGGAGTCAGTTGCTAAACTCGAATCTTCCCCAAAATCACCGAATCCTAATGTTCCAGTTCCACTTATACCAACTTCATTCCTATATATATCTATATTATATCCTAAATTACTTGCAAAATGCTGAATATATTCAATATCTATTAAATCAGGATCATGTAACTCTGTTATCCTATTTATCTTTTCTAAAATTGAAATCCTTGGATCAATATCAATAGAATTATTAGGAGATATAATAGATATAGCACTAACTTCATTAGCTTCAGTTGGTGCATTTTCTGCTGATGTAGCTGAAAAATTATATGAAAAATTCCTAGCATAATCATCTGTTAAAGCACTAGACGCTCCTACAGCAGTCTGATAGTTTTTATTTATATTCAATTCTGTTCCACTTACTTGAAATCCACATAATCCAGAAAACATTTCATTTAAATAATCTTCAAAAAATAATAAGAACTTTTCAGTATCTCCGCCTTGTAAATATTGCGGTAAATATTCTTTTAAATTAATATTACGACAAGATCCATATCTGGCATTATTTTTTTGACCATACAATTCAATATAATCTGACTTACACTCACATGCAGTAATTGGTAAATAATTTTGTGAAGGGTCTTCATTTGTTCCTATAGCGCTTAAAATAGGATCCGTTATAGTTCCAGTATAATCATTATAATCACCATCGTTCCAATCTTCAATTGTTATTGAACCAGTATACGGATTAATTAAAAATCTTGATATACCAGTTCCACTAACTTGTGTTACTAGACCTGGACTTGTAGTTCCTAAATGAAATACTGTATTTCTTTCAATATCTCCAGTATAATAATTAAAAGTATTTTCATAAGGAGATCCATATGTTAAACGACATCTAAAAATTATTTCTTTTCCAGCTATAGCATTCGAAAATTGAGCAAAATCAATTAATGCTGATGTTCCAGTGACAGGAGATCCCGAAAAAATTGAAATATCATTTGTACCAGATCGTGCTGATAAAATTGTAGATTCTAATAAAGTAGGATCTGTATCAGATACACACAAATATAATTCTTTTCCTAATCCTCCTACTATTCCATTAAAAACAACTTTCAAATTATCAATAGGTCTTGGTAAATAAAATTTATAATTTGGTAAATAATCTGATGGAGTTTCTAAAGTATTATAAGGTAAAACTAATCCATTAGGTAATAAACCAATATTATCATCAACATGATCGTTTAATAATGAAGAAATATATACAACTGCAGCTGTCGAAGGAGCGATATTCGTTATTTGAAACAAATCTCCTTGGCCTATTGCAGATCCTTTAGCAGAACTTAATGGAGTTCCGTATAAATCATCATCTGAATTAAGATAAAAAATATCTCCACTTGTGACAAAATGTTCATCTTTAGCTTGATATAAACATCCAGTTGCCATAGCGGCTGATAAAGATTGAGCACTATTAGCTGTTAATCGATAATTTACATAAAATAAAGATGCCATTTACATTTCCTTTTATATCTGAACAACTTCAACGCAAAGTCTAACACTATATTTCTGTCCAGCATATCCGTTAAAAACTTTTGTAATCGTAGGAACATATGTCTCTTCTGGTATTTCATTTTCTGGTAGAGTAGAACAATCCGCATCAAAATACCATTTGTATTTAGTTATCCTATATCTATTTTTAAAATCGGATCCTAAATTAACTGTAGCAGTAAAATCGACTACTAAAGGAGATGTCCCTGTTCGAGGAACTCCGACAAAATCAACATAAATATTTTCGGTAGAATAAATTGTTGGTTCTAATAAAATTGCTTTTACTGTTATTAAATTTGGTAATATTGTACCATATTCAATTAAATTATAAGATGATATGTTAGGAGTTAAAAAAGATGCTGAAACTCTAAAAATTTGATCATCATCAGGTGTAAAAATAAATGTTGATTGTCCGAAATAAAATGATCCTATATGACCAAAATTGTCTATATCTCCATAATTAACTCTTAATTCTCCAAACAATCCTTTTTCATATCCTTCATAAGCCGAAAAATTATATCCAGGATTAGGAGGAGTTTGAATTCCATAAAAAGGTAATAATAAAGATTTATTAGCTATAATATAATCAATACCTTTACCATACAAATTATAAAAATCATGATTAGATGTAAAAGGATATGGAGTTGGAGGAGTCCAATCATATTGTGAATTAACATTAGCTGATATTTCAAATTCTTCAGACAAATCAAGATATGATCTATCAAACACGCTATTATAGATATATAATTTACAATATTCAAAATTTATATCATCATCATCTGAATATATTTGATCTAAATTTCTCAATCCAGTAATTACAGAATCAATTATATTTAAATTATAATATGCTTGATCATGATAATCCGCAGATACAAATCTATCCTCCCAATAAGACGATATATAATTATCTTCATTATTAAAATATATAGTTGATCCTATAATATTTGAATAAGCACTTGTTGCAACTATTCTGGTATCTCCGTATGCTGATAATAACGTATTATAAGGATTTATTATTATTTCAGCATCAATACCTGTATTTACTATAAACATATTATAAACATTTGTTAAATATATACTTCCTCCGTGTCCATATTCATTTTTTTCATTATAAATAATTCCATTTTTTAATTTACATCCGACTAGAGATATATTATTCAATCCATAATATGAAGTTCCGTTAGGATATTGCATTAACCAAGGACCGTAAATTGATGCATCCCAATCTTCAATAGTAAAATTTTTATTTGGATCAGCACTAATAATATAATTAGTTGGATATCTTGGATATGGATATAACATTTCCCCTTTTAATTTATAAATATCTCCATATTCCCCATTACCCTGTATTTCAGCACTTCCTTCCAACACAGATTCTAATCTACCTCTAAATTCATACTGGTTAAAAGGATCAGCTGATGTTCCTAAATTCCATGCACATACAAGATAATCACTATTAAGATCAACATAATATGTAGCAGCAGAAACAGCAGAAACTAATATAGTAGCAGAAGTCTGACTAATATAAAATCCTTCATATGCATTTAAAACTATATTATGAGTTCCTTCGATATTAAAAGCTTTTTCTAAAAAAGAATAAGAAGGGTCTTCATAAACTTCTCCATCAATTGTCCAATAATAATTAATTGGAGGAATTTCATCACTAACAGCAGATATAATTAAATTCGTTAAAGGCTTAGTTATACCATCAGTTAAATCATTTGTCGGAGGAATTAAGAAAGTTTGATAACTAAAAGCCGAACGATCGTATATTTTTATTATTACATTAAATGATCCTATTACAAGATATTCCATTGTCAAAGGTCTTGAATACCACGAATTATGTGAATATAACGTAGCTTTAGGATAATATCTTCCAGTAGCTGAATAACTATGAGTTAATATACTATTATTATAACTTATTATATCTGCAACATCAGTATTTGGATAATTCCATTGATATTTAATTGCCGAAATTCCATAATCAGTATAAGGATTTCCTGTTAAATCGGATCCTGACACTACGAAATAAATATCTTCATCAGCATTTGCAGAAATACCAGGAGATGTACTAGCTGAAACAAAATAATTTGAAGCATTTATAGTTGGAAAATATAAAGCTCCAATTCCATCCCTAGTATCTCCATTCCATGCTCTATAGTTTGTAGCAGCTGATAATCCATTTAAAACAGTACTCCAATTAGAATTTGTGTGTTTAAAATTTTCAGTATCAACTGCCGATATATTTAAATTTAAAGCTGATGTTCCAACCCAATTATCTTGTACATTTGTAGTAACAATACCTATGTCATTCAACATATAACTAGATGTTGTTATAGTACTATAATTTATCGAAGCTATTAATCCAGTCCATGTTGTAAACCCAGGAATATCAATAATTGATCTTGATGTTATAAATTGATTAGTTTGAAAAAGTTCTAATCTATTTGTTTTACATGTCATCGCATAAAAATATACATAATTTTTATAAGGAATATTTAAAACATTTGATTTTAAATAATCATTTTGAAATTCTATACCACCAATAGCCGTAGATATATTAGGACCAAAAAAACTTAAATAATCAGCTTGTATCATTGCATCATATATTTTAATATTTGTCGATGAAGTATAGAAATTTATATCATATGAAGGATTTAAAATTTTCCAAGGAGTTTGATTCCATCCTTCTAAATTAATAGTGTTTACTGGTCCAACTGTCGGAACTCTGGCTCTTATATAAATATTTTGATCTGCTGTTAAATTTCTGGTTCCTGAAATTAAATAAGTATCTGAAGGATTAGGAGTATAATTTTGAGTTCCTATTAAACTTAATAGCTGAGTCCAATTAAAAGGACTATTGGTAGATCCTAATCCTGTTGATGAATACGAATTATCGATTAATACATAAAAAGAAGCCATTATTTAATCCTTAATTAGTCGCATATTGGAACACTAATTTACTATCTATTTTAACAATTTCATTTCCTAAAGAATATCCACCTTTAATATACTCATGATTTGCGTTATATTCAGGAGCTATATTACCCATCGTATCTAACATATTATATCCTATAATATTTATCAAGTCTTTACGAATATCACTCATCACAGTATTAAATTGACGACTATTAGCTAAAGTTTCTAATCCTAAATCTATTATTCCATTATAAACCGTTTTAACAAAAGTTTCAAAAAAACTTCTTTCAGTAACTTGCGGATACCACTTATATGCATATTCTTGTACTATTGTTGTATTATAATTAATATTTTTTTCAGTACTACCACTAACGTCGTAAGTATTTGCGTCTCCAATATAATTATGTATTGCTGTATCCAAATAACTATATACTAAATTTCTAAAAAATCCTGGATCAAATAAAGAATTAATTGTTGAGTTTTGTCCTGTTACATAAAAAGGACCTCCTTCGATCGTTTTCGGAACTAATCTAATATTAGCATATTTGACTGAAGGATATTGTTCGACAAGTTCAAGTAAATTTGAAACATAAATTTGTTGATTAAAATCCGATCTAACATCTAACCATTCATATATAGAATCATTTATCTTCGTTCTTTCTTCTTCTCGATCATATAAAGCTTGAATAATAACTGTTCCTTTTAATTCGAATGTTTTAATTATCGGACTTACATAAATATTTTTAACAGTTACCTGACTTCTATTATTTAACTTATCCAAAACCGTTATTATATTCTGGCTCAATTTAACTTCATCGGTTACATAAACACTTGTTGCTGTTATTCCGTTTAATCCCATTGCTGAAGAAGCTAATCCTGTAAAACTTGATATATAACATTTATCATTTAAATCTTGAATTATTTCAAAAGTAGAAGCTGTCGAATCATATATTACATTAATATTTTCAAATGCCAAACTACCATTATTCGCATTTGTTCCTACATTTCCTCTTGTATCATTTATAACTCTTAATGCTGATATTAATCTTTCAGCAATTTTAGCCATAGCTAAATTATTAGTAGAATAAGTATTTCCATTCATATCAGAAACATCTATAAGAACAGTTGCTGATGTAATAATATTAGGATCATATAAAGAATTATCTGAAGTATAATTAAAAGCAACTTCCATATTAGGTTGATATTGACTCCAATAAGTCAATTGATCAACTATAGCATTTTGACTTATTATTCTTTTAACAAATCCACTTGTTTCATAAGTTTGTAATTGGCGAACTATCTCTTGCTTAGCATACACATTATAATAACTTTGATCAACAATATCATTTTCATTATAATCATAATCTAAAACTACAGACTGCATATCATCTGATCCAGTCTTAACTGAATAAGGAGAAACATCAGTATTATAAAGACTTCCAACTGCCGTCCAAAATACAACATTAAAAAGAGCAAGAATCGCATCGGTTCTTTTTTTAATAATTTCTTCTTGTTCACCCCAAGCTAATGCATTTTTAATATTAATAGGATTAGTTAACGCCTTTAAAAAATTACGATAATCCTCTTTGGTGACTAATCTATCAAGACTATAATATATTCCAGGAGCATTAGCTTTAATTTCATCAATACTTTCCATATCAGATCCACCAGTAATATTACTATTAAACCAAAATTGAACTTTACTAGTTATATCAATTCCATTTACAGTTGAATATATTTTATCCGAAAAATTAATCTTTTTATCTTTAACTCCTGATTTATTTCCTTTTAATCCATTAGTCGATAAATATTGAAAATAAATATTATCAAAAGAAGTCTGAGCTCCAGTTCCACTAACAGAAGCTCCTAAAGCAGCAAATTTAGCATCACCAAATAAAATTTCAACTCCTTCAGTAACTGCAGTTCTTAAAACACTAACATAATTCTGAACACCTTCTTGAATTAATGATATCGTTTCCCAATTAATTAACGATCTTCTATCTATTTGATACTCTGTTGATTCATTTTTTGTATTTCCTACCCAAATTTTGGTAGTAGGAGTATCATAATCCTCATTACCATATGTATTTGCTACTGTTACATCATCTATTCGATATATTTGGAATTTAGATCCTACTTGAGCATTATTGGTTCCATCTATAATTTTTTCTTTAATTTCACCTTGAATAATAAAAATATCATCATTATTATAATCAACTGAAATATAATCAGATTCATAAGCTGTTCCTTGAGCTACCATTTCATTTTGCATACTAGAATTAACATTGAAAGTCAAAGTTTTCTTTAAAAGAAAATTTTGCCCTTCAAATGAAAATACTGAATGATATGGAATCTGTAATATTTCATTGGCTTCAGAAAAAACTCCTGTAAAATCACCTTTTAACTTTAACTTGATTTTACCACTTGCAGGAACCGGTCTTTGTACATCATATCCTAAAGATCTAGCCAAAAGTATTGCAGAACTCTTTAATTTTAAAGTATCAAAAAAACACTCTTCAGCTCTTCGTTCTACATAAAAAGTTGTCAATTCAGTACAAGCTGCAAAGATCTCCATTATAGTTTGAGCTATACTACTTTCTCTAAAATTATCAAATCTTGGATCTGATGCTAACTTATCATTAATTTGTTTTAAAATATCATCATATGTTAATGAATTATATTTTAGAAAGTTCTTTGCCATTTAAAACCTCATTAGTCATTGATTATTTTTTTCTTGAACACACTCTTTACACCTGTTCGATTAATAATATAAGGAATAATTAGAATAACGTAATTTTGATCCGGATTAATAATAAAATTCATCTGACTTTCAACAACTGTTATTCTATCTTCCCACATTTTAATATTTTGAGCTACTTCATCTAAAATTGCATTAGCTTCGGAAGTTGTAAATACATTAAATATTTTATATTGTAAACCGGCTCCAAACGAAGGGTTAAATAATCTTTCTCCAAAAGCAGTAGCTAAAATCATTTCAATACTTTGATTTAAAACATCTCCATCCTTAATTTCACCATTACGAATAGGATCTTTATCTAAATCATAAGCCCAATTATCTGATAATTCTCTAAAATTAACCATTATCTATCCTCTATAAAATATTATTCTCTTTTATTTATAGTTACTAATTATCCATTCATTGTCGCCATCTTATATGCTTATATGTTTTATTATCAAAACGAACTGATAAATATTCATTTTTATTTAAAATTTTCATAGCCCTACAATACTCACAATAATACTTTGAATGATTTTTTTCATATTCAACTAATTCATCAAAACTCTTTTTAAAAATTTCTTTATCATTACCATTCCACATAAAATTATTACCATTATCTCCTAACGAAGGTCTAAAAGGTAACTGAAAATTATCATATAACTGAATATCCCAATCACATGCTAATATATTATTCTCATTAGCTAAATATTCTAACTTAATACGATCTACTATCGCATTAGTCATTGCATATCTTTTACCCCATTCCGGAATTTCAGTAATAGATATATACTCCATATTATTCAAATCAGCAAAACGCTTTTGCGACTCGATACATATATTAAGCTTTTCCGGTAATGGTCCTAAAATTACATTAATTAGTTTCAATTAATTTCTCCAATATTTTAAAGTTAAGAATAATAAGAAAAATCACCAAAATAACACAAATGAAAAGTCACTTCAAATCCCATTCTATTTAACAAAGCAGTTTTGCCTAATCCTTCAGGTATTATACAAAAGTAACCACTTGATGATACAGTTTCAATATTATTACTATAATCAAATACTTTCCAAACAGTATTATTATTAATAACTACTTCTCCATAAACAGATCTAGTTTGAGATACTATTTTCAAAAATCCACCCAGGTAAAAAGTTTTATTTAAAACCGTTTCTAAATCAGCAGAAACATTATTACCCAAAGTTACTTTAGCTATTATTAGACCGCCAGTAGCCCCATCATTTGCTAAACCTGTTCTCATACAAACTGTTCCACTTTGCGATCTTACAATAACACTTAAATTTGATAATATCGAATTTGAATTAAAACCTGATATTGAAATATCATTATTGGCTTTAACATTGTAATTGTAAATATTATTACCTATAATACTTCCATCACTAGATATATTTAATCTTTTTATTCCATTTGTATAAAAATCCATATTATCATCAGCTGAAGCAACTAAATAAGTATCAGCATCTGAATCTAAAATTAATCTCTTACTATCTAAATCAATATCAACATTCATTGTTAAACTGGTAGTATTCAACCACATTCTATCAGTCGAACTAACTACAAAATAAATATTATCATCAGTACCGTTATCAATATAAGTATCATTATCAGCGTCAAGATAAAGTTTAAAACCTTGTAATCTAGTATCTCCTGAAACTGAAAGAGCGTAAGTATTATTAGGAGTACATCTAATACCTAATGCTGTTCCATTATCCTGTATAAGACTATTACCGAAAGCTGACGTACTTATCGCCCTGGCTAAATAACTTGTGGTTACTCCATGAATTGATGAAGGAACTCCTAAATCACTTAACACTTGGGAAGCAGTTCTACTTTGGATCAATCCATTAGAATGTGTTAAATATACTGTAGCAGCTGTTCCTCTAGCTGATATTGACGATACTGTAGTTGTTCCACTAACCACTAATCCACTATTCGATATATTTAACCTTTTCGCTCCACTTGTATAAAAATCAATATTATCATCGGCTGAAGCTGTTAAATAAGTATCTCTATCAGCATCCAAAATTAACTGATATCCATCAACATATAATGGAACACTTATAAACATCCCAGCATTGTTTAACTGAACTCTTGCAATATTATTAGTGAAAAAATTAATACTTGCTAATGGATCAAATGTTATTGAATTATCACTATACATTGATATTATTTCTCTTCCCCGACATCCAATATTAAAGGATGTATGTTCCTCTAATAAATTTATTGTAGAGTTTCCATTAGTTTCAACTTTTATTACTAATCCATCTGATGAAGTATGACCTGTTATATCATTCGTTAATCTTAAAACCGAATCATATCCAGGCGATTGTATCTTAACTTCTCCTAACATATATTTTAATATAATATCAGCTTCTTGTTCATGTTGTTCTAATATAATATCTAAAGGATTATCTGTACTTGATAACGAAATTGTAAATCCATCTGGACTTCCTGTATTAATTCCACAAGCAGCATTATATATTTGCACTCCGCCTTCATAAATTTTAAGAGTATCTTCAGTTATAGTTACAATATTTGCATTATTAACATAAAAATCTATTTCATTAGAAACACTTAAACGAAAATCAGAAGAATTTAAATTCAATAAATCGACAAAAGTATTACTCGTTCCATCAGTATCATATACTATTTCAAATGGGCCTTCAGTTTTATTAACAACAAATGTAAATCCAGCATTATCATATGTAGCATGACTTGATAACGATTTTAACCATACTGTCGGATGATTTGAATCTGTATAAGAGGAATAAATTTGCATTCTGGCATAACCACCACTTGTAAACAAAGGTGTACTATAATTATGTCCTAAAGTTAATAATAAAATCGGATTTGTTGGATCGGATTGTTCTGGATATGTATTAATATAAAAATTTAATTCCGAATTATTACACGATAATGTCTCACCATTTAATCTTGGATGAATTATTTTAGACTCAATACGAGCATAATCAGTCATAACAGGAGTCGATGAATTATCATTCGATCTAAATATTATACTTCCTATAACATCATTAGCTTGTGCTGCTGATGTTATATTTCTCCTTTTATCAAAAATTAAATTATCACCCTTATTACCATCTAAATATGTTATTAAATTTAAATAACCATTACTATCCAATTTTAATGAATATACGTTACCATTATAAAACTGAATATTATCATCGGACGAAACAGTTAAATACGTATCTCCATCAGCATCTAAAATTAACTTATTACCATCTAAATCAATATCAGTTGACATTAACATTGTACCAGATGAAGGAAATCTCATCCTCTCAAGTACAGATGACGTACTTGCGGTTTTAAATACTATATTAGCTGGAGCTCTAGTTGACGAACTTGATCCATCCTGATTAAAAGATATAACAGCAGCTGTAGCAAATCCGCTAATAGAATTAACACCACATGCATATATTTGACCTAATACTTCTCCTGAAATTGTTGGAGTTAAAGTTCCTAAAGTATTATTATGAGATTTATAAAACCCTAATCTAATACTTGCTGTAATGTCTGTACTATAATCAGTTAAAAGAATTTCATGACTTGTTGCTGTAGTTTTATAATCTAATCCGTTAATAGTAAAATCATAATATGATCCATTCGGGAACATTAATTTAACTACATCATCAGCTGATGCCGTTAAATAAGTATCTCCATCAGTATCAAGAATTATTCTATTACCATCTAAATCAATCGGAAAATTCAATACTAATCCAGAATTAGTTACACTGAATTTAAGAGACCCTGCAGTATAAAAATCTATACTATCATCAATAGGAGCCCTAATATAAGAATCCGCATCATCATCCATTATTAAAGTATTAGCATTCATATCTAACGGCATATTCATTAATAAACTATTCGTACCAATACTTAATCTATTAACCCCTGAAGTATAAAAATATATAATATCAGAATTAGAATACAAGTAAGTATCTCCACCGACATTATCTAAATATAAAGTACCAGGAATATAAACATTTCTTTTAAATAAAGTATCAGCTGCTACTTCAGCTGTCTCATATGATGATGCGAGATTATAAAACGCTGATATATTAGCAGCCGAAGTATAATTATCATTTATCCAAACTGAAGGATACGCAGGAGGACTTGTAGTTGATATTGTCCTCTGATGTGATATTTTAGCGTAAACTCTACTATAATAATCTACTTCAACAAATACACTAACATAACCAACGTTTCCAGATACTACAACCCACTCATAATTTAATCTAAAATAATTTGAAGATATTCCATGAGCTTCTCTTAAAATAACTTTAATATCATTACCTGTTCCATAAGTTGCTTGTAATGTATATCTTTTATATCCATCAAAAAAATATCTATTAAATAATTCAATAGTTACAGGACCATAATCAGCCCAATTACCTCTATCCACTCCAAATCTAGCTATTTCAAATCTTTTAGCTTGTAATAACACAGCGGCCATTGATCCAAAACTATGAGTTTTATAATTATCAAAATGCCAATTACTTGCACTAACATGTAAACTCATATCAGGAACTTTAGTTCCAATACCTAATCTATTATTAACATTATCCCAAAAGAAATTATTATTATCTTGTGCTAAATTACCATCTGATCCTATAAAAACTACACTACCGGATGTATAACCTGATGTTGATATAAACGAAAAATCTTCCCATGTCGCATTACCATTAATATCTGAAGTTAAAACTCTGCCATCAGCTGGAGTTCCTGCACCTTCAAATCGCAAAGTTCCATCAGTATGTAATTGAGCTGTTGGGGCGGTAACTCCTATTCCAATATTTCCATTAGATAATATACGCATTCTTTCATTATTAGCAGCGTCCGTCGTACTTGTATAAAATCTCATCTGACCAGGAACCCGAGTTGTCGTTGAACTTCCTTCTTGAAAAAATGAAATAACAGCAGCAGGATCAGTTCCTCCATCAGTTTCAACCCCATATGCTGCTATACTTCCTAAAGCTTCAGCAGATAAAGTTTCTTGAAAAGTTCCTATGGTATCATGATGTGATTTAACAAAATTTAAAGCAGGATAAGCATTTGAATCAGTGGAAAATCCATAACATTCAAAATTTGATGTTGGTCCTGATTGATACCTTAATCCTTCGTTATATATTTTTACATGATTAGCTCCGCCTATATAAACATCAACAACATTATCAGCTGAAGTTGTTAAATAACTATTGCCATCAACATCTAAGATTAATCTATTACCGTCAAGATCGATATACGAAGCTGACATAATTAATCCAGAATTAGTTATACTTAACCTATGAACTCCTGAAGTATAAAATCTAATATTATCATCAATAGCTGAAGTTGAAATATAAGTATCATTATTTGCATCGAGATATAGATCAAATCCTTGTAATCTTGTACTTCCTGAAACTGAAAGAGCATAAGTATTATTCGGAGCACACCTAATACCTAATGCTGTTCCATTATCCTGTATAAGACTATTACCAAATGCAGTTGTGCTTGTTGCTCTTGCCAAATAACTCGTCGTTACTCCATGAGTCGATGAAGCAGCTGCTATATCGCTTCTAACTTGAGCAGCAGTTCTACTTTGTATCAATCCTGATGAATGCGTTAAATATACTGTCGCTGCAGTTCCTCTAGCTGATATTGACGATACTGTAGTTGTTCCGCTAACAACTAATCCGTTATTTGATATATTTAATCTTTTAGCTCCTGAAGTATAAAAATCTATATTATCATCAGCTGAAGCTGTTAAATAAGAATCAGCATTTAAATCTAAAATTAATCTATTACTATCAAGATCAATATACGATGCAGACATTATCAATCCGGAATTAGTTATACTTAACCTATGAACTCCTGAAGTATAAAACTTAATATTATCTTCAGTACCATTATTAATATAAGTATCACCGTTAGCATCTAAAATTAAATTATTACCATTAATATCAACATTACCACCGACAACATTAAGTTGACAAGAATGTTCTAAAGTAATAGAAAGATTGTTACTTGCGGAAGAATCCCAACCCATATAACCTTTTCTAACTTCAGCAGTATCCAACCATTGAACATATCCAGACATCGCGCTAGTACCTCCGATTAGCGCAACTTGTCCTTTTATTTCTCCATCTAATTTTTCAGTATAAAAATTTTGAGCTTCAACTCTTCCAGTAACATGTAAAGTACTTTCAGGAGTATGATTACCAATACCAAGTCTTTTATTTACATTATCCCAAAAGAAATTTGTATTATCTTGATCTATATTTCCGTCTATATTAGCAAATAAAGCGCTTCCTGATGTATAACCTGAAGTTGAAATAGTACCAAAATTTTGCCAAGTTGCGTTTCCATCGCTATCAGTCGTTAAGACTCTCCCATTAACAGGAGTTCCTGCACCTTCAAATCTTACAGTTCCGCTTGTATGTAATTGAGCTGTAGGACTTGTTATTCCTAAACCTATAGCTGAAGTAACTAATAATCTACCAGTTATCGAAGCTCCAGTATTACCAATACTCATTCTTTCAACTATTGTTACAGCAGCATTGCTACTGGTTGCCGAAGTTGTTGTTGTATAAAATTTAATTGTACCGTCTGAATTTCTCAAATCTATTTGTGTAGAATATCCTGAAACCATCGATTCTCTTCTTGTGTCATCATAATCATAATACACATTATTTCTAATTTGAAAATCATCGGGACTTCCATCTAATCCTCCATAAACTAATCTATTATAACATTTAGCTATATGTAAAGCCATTTTAGGATTTGATGTTCCTATTCCCATATTATTATTAACATCGTCCCAAAAGAAATTTGCATTATCTTCAGTTATAAGTCCGTCAGATCCTGCAAATAATATGCTACCAGAAGTATAAGTCGATCCACCTATCATATCATTAACAATATCTTGGACTGAAGTTAAAAATGGTTCGTTAATCCACAAACTTCCATCATAATAAAGAAAGTCTCCATTTGTGACATTGGGTATAGATACGTCTTGTAAATCTGCTAAATTAGATATTATATTAGCGTTGATAGTAACTGTGCCATTTTCGGATTCAATACTAATACTATTTCCAGCAATAATCCAAGTAGAAAGATCGCTTACAGAACTTAATGTATAATTATCACTTAAATAAATTAATTGATTTGGATTTAATTGATTTAACGTTGCTGAAAGATTATTCTCGTATGAAATATTTGAAATATTAGTGACTATATTTGTGAATGAAGTTGCTGAATATGGTTCATTAACCCATGAATTTCCATCATAAAAAAGAAAATCCCCAAGCTTTACATCAGTAATAATTACATCGGATAAGTCGTCTAATTTCCAATAATTTTCAAACTCATATTCTAACTCATCAGACAAAGCTTTAATGATAGCTTCCAATCCAGAATATCTTGAATTATACTCTTCCCATATAACATTTCTAACGGAATTAATATCAGCAATTCCAAACATGGTAGCTACTTGCTCAGGATCGAATAAATGAACTTCTTGATCGACAGCAGAAGTTGTCATCATAGAATAAGGTTCTTTTAATCTCTCTAAAATATTATCTTTCAGTATAACTGCATCTATAGCCATTTTTAATCCTTTATATTGGTAATCCTGGCGCACATATATTTCCTGAGTGAGGAATTCCTGTTATTGGATCAATTGGAAGAGCATTTAATGGACCAATACCAGTCGGTATAACCGTCGATCCTTCTACTTTCAATAAACCCATATGTCCAATATAAACTTCTTGTCCTTCAATTTTAATATTACCATTTCTAAATATAGTTACTTTACCTTTAAGTAATGGAAGTTCATGATGATCATTTTGAAAAACGTTATCTCCGACTACAGTTTCAGTCTTATTATCAACAACAAATATTTTAACTTCTCCATTTTTTTCAATAACTACATTAGTTCCCGCTGTATGAAAATACTTAGTTTGTTTACTCTTTCTATTTATAGTAAAGTAATCTCCGTTATCAGTCTCAAAGAAAACCATATTATCTGGATAATCAGTATCCTTTTGGGACGGTAAAGTATTAACATTCATCGCCTTTGTTGTATAATGAGGCAAATATATGTCTCCATTATCAAAATAGACTTTAACAATAGCTCCTATCGGAGGAACGATAAATGAACCTAATGTGCTTCCAATAAATGCAAAATCTGGTAAAGCCCAAGGTAAATCACTATCAGGAATCTCTTCCCCAAAACATGCATAAACTCTAATTTGACACTTTCCTAATCTCTCAGGATCTTTATTATTAACAACTTTACCCGAATAAAATCCCTTTAAATATTCAGAAGGATTTCTATCCATAAAATCCTTCATCACGGATTCAGGACTCTGTCCTAACTTTCGTCTAACATTTATATCTAGGACTTCATCATCCATTATTCAACCTCATAAAGTTTATAATTAGAATTTTTATTCATACCATTTCTAT